ACCAGCGAAGTTGTCGAAGTTGATGGTAATGCGGCTGATGGGTAAGTACCAGTCACCTGCGTCAGCAGCATACTGCTGAGGCTTGCAGTACATGATGAGCATATCAGGGATTTGAGGGAGCACGATGGTCTGAGAGGCGAGCTGAGCAGACTGGCCGGCAGGGATGGCCTGGTAGTTGGCGCTGATGTAACGAGGGAACTCCATGAAGGGGACGATTGACTTGGCCGGAAGAGGAATATCAAGGGAAGGAGTTAAGAACTGGACATTGACCTTGGCGTCAACGAAAGGAGAACCAGCAGCCTGGAAGTTGGCAAGCTGCACCTGAGAAACAGCGCGGCCATAAAGAGTAGACTGACGGAGCACACGGGACACATTGCTCTTCATGTTCATCACGAGCTGGATGTTGTTCACGCCGAAAAGACCTGTGCTGTACTCGTGAGCGTCAGCAAAGATAAAAGGGGAGAGAACAAGGTGCTCAGTGCTGAAGAACTTGATGAAGAGAGGATATGCAGCAGGCTCAGGGCCGGGGACTGGGTTCGTGCGCACTGGAATACCTGCAACGGAGTTGACAGTCACACCGCCGGACACGTAGGAACCGGCGCCGACAAGCTCAACACCCGCAGGGTCACAGAAAGCAACACGGCCCCAAGCACCGTTGGGCACCTCCGCTGCCTCCGTTGCGTTGTAGTAGCTGGAAAGAGGGTTATTCACAGCACCATCAGCGGCAGTGTAGGAGGCATACTTATCAAGCATAGTGGGGCAAGTGCGCATTAGGCGGTCGGGCTTGGCGTCTGCAAGACGGAGAACCTCGTGCAGCACAGTGTCGAGGTTCGTGACTACACTGGTGTCGTTGATGGTTGCAGTCAAAGTTGCAACCATTTCCTGTAGGGGAAATGCGGAAAGAGCACAATCCTGGCCAAAACGGAGCACCTGTTGGCCGGCAGCATAGGGAGAAACTGCGTTGTCAACTGCAACACTGCAGCTGATGAGCACATTGGAAGCCCAGTCAAAAGCACGGTCTACAAAAACGTTCTGGGAAGGAACGTTGATGTTGTAGGTGTGCTGGGAGGCAGAGGCCGCAATTGCATTGTAAGGGGCATTGGTAAGCGAAAGTGCAGATTTGTCCACTGCATAGCGGGCGGGGTTCTGCACAATACGCTGGTCAAAAATAGCAGCCTTGGCAATATCAGACGTGGCCATTGTTATATCTACGTCTGAGATTATTTTTTCAGGCTGCCGGGGCTTTTAGGGCTTCACATTTGCCACACAGGTTACTCCGTCTTCACTGTCGCGCCAATCCGGCGGAACATAATTTTGCAACTCACGCTCGAGCAGTTGAACATGCTGATGGGGTAAAGCTGGCCGTCCAGGCGGTTCTTCCAGTACACCTGGATGTCAATGGAGTTGATGGGGTTCTTAGAGCGCTGGAAGCTGGCCAAGCGGTACTCGGCTGTCGGGCTGTACTGAATAAATGTACGGTAGGAGTTTGCATTTTCATTTGTCAGAGCGACGTCAGTGATAATGGGACTAAATGCCGGGCGGCCTGAGTTGGTGGCATTATCATTGCCCTGGCCCCAACGGATAGGGTCGCCTATTTGCTCAAACACAAGTGGCAACAGTGCACTGGTAAACACAATGCTTTCAATGGGACTCCATAGCGTGCTGGTGCTCTCATAATCCTGCTGAATGACGAAATACTGCTTGGTAGTGGGGCCGGGGCTTACAACTGTCTGGATGTTCTGGTACAGAATGTTAGTCACCAGAATGTGGTTCACCGCCTCGGGGACAAAGCCCACCGTCACTGGTAGGCCTCCCACATAGCTTGCAATGTAGGGACCACCCTGGATAAATCCATTTATGTACTCATTGTCGTAGTTGCTGAACAGGCCAAACAAGTTGTTATTGAAATACATTTGGAAGTCCTCATCCTTTGCAGTGTTGAGTGAGGCACGTGAAGCACCACCGAAGCCATTTGCGTCGCAGTATAGCGTGAACAGACCAAGGGCCGGGTTCCAAGTCATCTGAGGAGGCACCGTGTCGAGCGTCGGGACTGGCACAGCTGGGAATGTATTGGTCCATTCCTGTGCAAACAGAGCCTGCAGCTGGGCAAAGCACGCAGTTGTTGCATTGGCAAACAGACGAAGCATGTGGCTGTAGGTATAGCACCAGTAGTACCGTGTGCTAATGTCCTGGCCATTTACAGTTGTTTCAGGAATAGGCACGGGAGCTTGAAGCGGGTCCAGGGTTTCCGTTTCCCAAATAAGTGGCTGCGTTGCCACGAACTTCTTCTGAAACCGAGGCAGCAATGCACCACCTGGGTTCTCATAGTTCACAACAAGACTGAATGTCACACTGTAAATGGTTAGGTTCACATCCTGTGTAGGATTTGCCTCTGGGCCAATGCGAATGACAGGAATAAATAGCGGCAAGTCCTTATTGGCACCATTCATTGTGAAACGAACAATGGAAAACTGGTACTTGCTTGCGTCTTTGATGATGGGCATATCACGCGTTTCCTGGAAACGAATGTACGGGTCCGGTGTCACATCACGTGGGAGTGTACGGTTATTAATGATTGTCGCATTATAGTACACATAATCGGGGTCATTGTCAATGTCCCTTGACTGACTAAACATAAAGTCACCTTTGTAGGCCATTCTATAACACTACCAGATATTATTTTGTTAAACCCGGAAGCTTCAAATTGTGCTGCAAGCGTTGCTTGTGCTTGTAAAGACAACCTTTACTAATAACAGTACCACATTCACAAATTACCTTTTCTTTATTGTCAAGACGGTTCTTCAATGCTGTCTGTTGTCCTTTTTCACTCCTGTACCATTGAGCCTTCTGGGCTTTCTTATCATCTGCCGTAATAATGCTTCGTTTCACATTCAACAAACCTTCATCGTTGTGATATAGTTGAATGTAATAATTTTCGCGCAATAACAATTCCTCTTTTGATTGACATGGGTATAGCTCAATCAATTCGATAGACACATTATCCCAACCAATTGAATTGAAGAATGCATACACTTTTGTTGTTTGTCTTCTATTCTTTGCGTCGCTATGGTGGTCACCTTTTCTTTGTCCGAGTGATTGAGTGGTCGAACCAATGTAAAACTTATTTCCACCATTCAATCTATAAATCTTTCCATTCTGATAGTCTGGCATTATATGGTTTTTAATCTATATACCGCGTTTAAGCCAGACCGGGTTATTTGCCCAAAATCTCAGCGGTGAAGACTGCAACCCAATCATCCATCGACTTCAAACCACGTTCCTTCATATCCTGTCGGACAGCATTGTAGAATTGCAGATTATCTAAGTCTTTCAAAATCAATCTTGCAACACACCACCGTCCGCATGTGTTTATATCGTCGTGGTCTTTCTGATATGCATACGTATTGTAAAACACTCTGTAGCCACTACGTTTCAATAGGGGAATGAGTAGTGGTTCTTCCTCACCCAGTTCCTCCAACTTTTCAGGTGTCAACCAACTGCGCTGTGAGTCAGGCTTCCCCCCATAGCTGTCAAAGTACTCTATGTGACCTTTGCGCTTAAAAATGCACATCCAATGACCTACTGTAGGACTCTGCGTAAGAAACAGAAACACACAACGTCCAAGTGGGTCAAATGCCTCGTCTATGGTATTCATAGTAGCAAAGTCAGGGTATGAAATGATTTTTGTGTCAGGGTCAAGTATTGCATTTATATCATCATTGCTAAGACTGTACTCTTTTACCTCTGCGAGTTGCGACTCCATTTATTATGTGTTTCCATAATAAATGGCCGACGTGTTGCTACGTGAAAAGGACTTCCCTCGGAACTATCCTGCCGACGCATTACGTGTTATACGTGCAATGTCAATGACGGAGATGAAAGACATTCAGGTAGTCGGAAGCCAGAGCCTCCGCTCTCAGCAGTACGCAGCAGACTTCGATATGTTGGAAACAGTTACAAGCAAAGCAGCAAAGCCTACGGCCCTTGAGGCATTTGCACTCAGTTTCAAGGGCGTTGTTCGTCGTCTGTTGAACCTGAAGGACTCTTACATTGCAGACATTAAGGCGGGTATAGTTCCCGAATGGGAACTGGTGCACGGTAAAATAGCAGATGGGCGCGTGGTTGGCTACAGTCAGAAGGCTGCATTGGAGCGTCTGGACGCAATGACATTTCTGGACGCACCCGAAAAAGCAGAAGCTCGTCGTCTTCTGGTCACCGACCCAACCGTGGAGGAATGGTTGCGTGCAAAGGATATGCTTCGGTTTCAAATTGTACGCTGGACTCCAAAGCAAGTGCTACGAGGCCATGTGCAGTTGCGTGACGGTCGCACCTTCACGCTTGAAGACGCTTTTCAAAATGGACGCACCAAAATAGATGTGGTGGCGCTTGTTGGCACTCGGTTCACTGACTTTAGTTGCATTTATTTATTCAAAGGTAAGGAAGGTGTATACAATCCAATGGGTGAAGACACCATCCGTGAGGACTTACAAAGCTACGCCCTTGACGGAAACTTTTTTAAAGTGGCAAAGCGAATGTTCTCCATCGCGGCCCGTGCAAAACGCAAAGGTGATTTGGTGAAACTGAACGCACTTCTCAACTCCGACTTGGGCCTCCTGTACAGCATTCTCTCTGACATAAACACACTGTTGTTCTTATTAGAAGAAGAAAAACATGTCCCAATGCAGAAGATTAGAAATGAACTTGACTCCTTTCGAACTCGCATTGCTAATGTATACAGCGTGGACGGAGCCAATAGCGGGCGCGTGCTTGACAGTCTGTTGGCTATGGAGCAACTACCTTCTGACAGTCGGAGCCGCAACAGACTCAAAGCGTCCTTAGAAAAGCTTGCCGGCTTCTTTGAGTCACTTCTGGGACCAGC